CGATGTCGTGTTGAGTGTGGCGACCTTTAGAGCCACGCAAGCGAGCACGGCGCTCCCGTTGCAGACGAGCCTTTATGGCTCTGCCGTGGGCCGTCGTCTGCCACCTCTTATAGTTCTTCGTTGTCTTTTCCGGGTTGCGCTTTCGGCGCAATCTTTCGGCTTGGTTCATCTTGTCTCGGTTGAGTAGGCGCCATTCTTTCTTCCACAACCGAACGCACTCCGTGCACTGCTTCGTTGAAACAAAGCGCAGATCGAGATGACCCTTTGAACAGACAATGCCGGTGAAAAAATGTGTTAGCCCTTGTGCAAGGGCATCTTCACGAGAGATAATCTCGTTAGACATTGCAGGCTCGCGCCACTCTTAGTCCTTGGCCTTCGCCTGACGAGTCTTGTAGCCGGCTTTCGGCGCCTCGGGTTCGGCCTGGCGCGAGCTCAGATCGACGCCGCGGCTGCTGTAGGCGTCGCCGCGCTTGGCGACCGCAACGCCATCCTTGTGCCGCAGCACGCCTTTGTCATCCGGTGAGCAATCGTTCGGATCCACGACGGAACCGTCTTCAAGAACATACCAGGTCGCGCGCATGACAGCCTCCGGTTAAGTGGGAAGGAAGGGCGACCGAAGCCGCCCCGCCGGGTCTCAGTCTTCGACGACGACGTGGAACGTGCCGGTCGTGGCGTTGCCGCCAGCAGCCAGAACGATCTTCACGCGGTCGCGGCCGAGCGCGATCATGTCGTTGACGGCGGTGCCGCCGGACGCATAGAGCGCGGCAACACCAGCATTGGAATGCGTCGCAATACGCGGCGCGCAGACCTTGGCAGCGTTGACGTTGGCCTCAGTCCAGATCGTGGCGCCGGTTGCCTCAGACGTGATCGTGAAATCGACGCCGTCGGTGAAGTTGGTCTTGACATACTCGATCTGGCGGATCTTGCCGGAGAGATACGGCGTGTATCCGGTGTAAGAACCGTCCGACGCGGTGGTGACGTTGATCGTGAACCTGCGAATAGCCATTGGGGAATCCTTTCAATGCAGGGTTTCAGAAAGCAGAAAGGGCGGCGACTTGATGCCACCGCCCCTATTCAGGTCACCAGCTGGTGCCGTTGATCCACTGGACCATGCCGCTGCGGCGCATCTTCCAAGACACGTCCATCAGCATGCGAACGCCGATGGTGGCGGTCTGGAAGAACGACCGGACCGGATCGGCTGTGGCCGGGCCAGTGCCGCTGACGATTTCGAGCGGGGTCGTGTCTTCCATATGAACGGTCGCCTGCTCGGAAACGTCAAACTCGGGCGCGTCACCGAGGGCGGTGGCGAAGTCCGAGTTGCGGATGGCAATGAGGCGGCCAGCCGTGGCGCGGGTCGACTCGATGATCGTCACGCGGCTGCTGATTGCGCCCTGCCAGCTAAACCCGGTGTTGCCCGGACCGGCCATCATCGCCATGCGAAGCCCCTGGGCAGGGTTCATGATCACGGTGATGTTGTCGGCAGCGTTGGCCGTGATGAAGGGCGCCAGTAGTGCCTGGAAGTCCTCGATCACCGCCTGATAGTCGCCGCCACCGAAGCCGGTTGCGGCGGCAGAGACGCCGTTGAGCAGACCTGCCGGACGGCCGCTGCCCGCCGCCGTGGCGTCAAGCAACGCGGCGTCAAGGATCGCGCCGGTATCTTCGAGGATCGCCTGGCGAACCAGAGCCTCGATTGCAGGGGTCGAACGCTTCGCCAGTTCGCGCGAGAACGGGACGATGACGCCGAGCTTGCTCGGGGTCATGGTCGTGGCGGCCGTGGTGATGCGCCCGACGCGGATCGGCGAGCCTTCCGCGACGAACCCGCCTCCGGCACCGCCAGCGGTCCGGCTCGGGATCGAAACCGTGCCGTTACCGTCGAACGAGAGGCCGATGCCGCGGTCACGCAGCGCCGGATAGACCGAGAAGCCCATCAGAGCCTGCAGGAAGTCGGCGTAAGCCGTCTGGACGATTTCAGACGCCCAGCCCGACACCGTGGTCGTGCCAATGGTCTGGTCGGCCTTGGCGATCAGCGCCGTGGCCTCGTGACCCGGATACCGCTCGTCGAGAACCTTGTCGATCGGCTTGCCGCCGAAGTGCGAAATGCCACGAACGGTCATTGCGCGGACGATCAGGTCAAAGCCTTTCACGTCCTTCTGCGGGAAGCCGAGCGGCCGGCGAGCGACAGCCGGTGCAGCCGGGCCGTCAGACTTGGCCGCGAGGCCGATCCGCTTCTCGGCGGTCTTGAGCGCGTCGAGAGACTTCTCAGCGGACTCGATCTGCGCGTTGAGTTCGTCGACCGCCACGGTGTCCATGTCGTCGACGCCGGTCAGTTCCACCAAGCGGTCACGCTTGGCGTTCAGTTCGTTCTGCGCATCCTCGATGCGCTGTGCGAGGGTCTTCATGATCCCTGGCTCCTTCCGTTGTGGGGTTGAAACGGCTTTCTCGCCGTGGGCCGTGAAGTCCCGCCGCCTGGTTTCAGCGTGCTCGCCGAAGGCAAGGGACATGGTCTCCGAGGACACGTTGAGCGATTTCGCAACCGCCAGTGCCGCCGGGTTCGCAGGCACCGAGACGAGGGAAACCTCGCGCAGCTCCTGCTTGATAAACTTCTGTGGGCCGTAGGGCCGCTCGGGATCGATCGGCTCGGACTTGATCGGCATGAATCCGACCGACACCGCGCGCAGAATCCCCTGCTCGACCAGGCTGATCAGTTCGTCGATCCGCGCGCTCGTGCCCTTTGCGGCGAACACAAGCTTGCCGATCAGCTTGCCACCCTCGACGCGGACGTCTTTCCACGTGCCGATCGGGTTGCCACTCGAATGGCCGAAGAGCGCGATCGGGTTGCGCTTGAAGTTCTTCAGATCCCAGCCCTTGGGATCGATGATGTCGCCGTAGCTGTCGACCGTGTCGTCAGACAGAACAAATTCCAGGCCCTCGCCACGCATGGCGACAGTTTTCTTGACCAGCATCGGCGCCTCCTCAGGCGATCATTGCGTTGATGTTGAGCGGGGTGTGCCCTGACTTCACGGTTGCGACGCCGATACTCATTGCGAGGCTCACCATGCCGTCGATGCGAGACGTCGCTTTGTCCTTCGCGAACATGCGGTGCCCCGTTCTATTCTGTTCGTAGATGACCGCCGCCGCGCCCATCGTCTGCACCGGGTTCGGGTCAATCTTGATGCGCTGCTCGAGAAGCGCTGCTTCAAGTTTAAGAATGCTGTCCGGCATCCACAGCGCGACCTCTTCGGCCCCGGTTGCGCCGAGCAATTCTGTTTCGTCTTTCTTATCGATCACGCGCCGGTTGAAGCCTTGCGGGTGCACAACACATGGAAGGCTCGCGCCGATCTCGGCGAGCTGATCGTAAAGGCGCTCCAGTCCATACTGGTCGCAGCCTATGATCTGCGGATCATATTGAGCGCAGATTGCAGCCAATGCCTCGGCGAGCCAGCGGTAAGAGACGCGCGGTCCAGGAACGGCCTCAAGGAAACCGCCCTTTTCCCATTCGACGTACGGTGCGCGATCCTTGTTGGCGCGATCGGCCAGCGTGTCGCGCGGCGTCCAGAACCAAGTTTTCGTGACGAAGCGCCAGGCGTCCGGCGTCGGATCGACCACCCAATTCAACGTGAGCGCGCACAGATCGCGCGTTCTTGACAGATCGAGGCCGCCATACGGTCGGATCCCCTGCTCTGCAAATGCCTCGAAGTCGATCTCGTCCGGCTGCGCCTGGCAGGCCATCCACACCTTGCGCGGTATCGCCGAGGTTTCAGACTCGGTCCACTCGCAGAAGTGCAATCGGCGGACAATGCCCTCTTTTGACGGCATGCCCTTTGCTTCGGCGACTTGCTCGCGCACGTACTGTGGATAGATCGACACGCCGAGATTCGGATTTGCCTTGATCCAGCAAGACTCGTCGTCGAATGGCTCGTCGCCCTCGTCCAATGCGCAGACATAGGAGAACCATGCGTCGTTGTTCTTGACGCCGGTTGCAACCTCGACCGAATATTGATGCTCGTTCCAGCAGACGGACAATCGATCGAAGCCGCTGTTCGTGATCTCGAAGAGCAGCGCCTCCTGGTTGCCCTTCGTGCCGGCGCGCATCATTTCAATCACGCTGTTGTCGGGGTGCTCGTGCACCTCGTCGATCAGCGCGCAGTAGGGTCGAATGCCTGACTTGCCCTTTTTCTCGGACGAGATCGGCTTGAAGAAACCTGCCTTTTCCAGATAGGTCAGCTGCCACACCGGATTGATGCCGGATGCAATCAGCTTGCCCTTGAGGCCGGGCGATCTCTCCCACATCGAGACTGCGTCTCGGAACAGGATCGAGGCCTGGTCCTTGTCGGTGGCGGCCGAGTAGACCTCGGGTCGGATCTTGCCCATTGCGGTGAGCATGTAATGGCCGATGCCGGCGGCCATTGGTGATTTGCCATTGCCCTTGCCGATCTCGACAAAGGCGCGCCGAAAGCGCCGCAATCCCTGTTTGGTCTTCCAGCCGAAGAGCGAGCCAATGATGAAGCATTGCCAAGGCTCAAGCTCAAACGGCACCGCGACGTTGTCGACGCCGCCATAATCATCGCGCCGCTCGACCTCGACGGTCAGGACAATGCCGAAGAATGAGATCGCCCGATTGGCTGCCTCGATGTCCCAGATCAGGTCTTTGCGCTTGAGATCGGCGAGGTGTCTATCGCATGCCGCGCGCACATAGGGTCCGGCGATGATCGTGCCGGCCTTGACTGCTTTTGCGTATGCGGTCGCCTGATCGTCAGGCGAAGAACTGTTCTGCCGGGTCTTTTTTCGCTTGGCCTGTGTCGCCAATGTTGATCCTCGCGCGAGCAGAAGGCGTCATGCCGAATTCCGCCGCATACCGAACCATGTCGGCGCCCGCCTTGTTGGCGATGCCGAGCAGCGGGTTCTGAATTGCATTGCCATTCGTGGTGCGGATCAGGAGACCTTTCGTCACCTGGTCATTTTCCGCCATGCGCTGCAGTGCTTCGGTCGCCTGTTTGAAGATCGCCCAGGACTGGCAATAGGCAGTGAGCGCGGCGATGTCCGCCTCGGACAGAAGCCGCAGCGCATAGAGCATCGACGAGACGCGGCCCCACTCGACTTTCGCCTCGTCGCAGAGGTGCGCAGGCGGCATTGGCGCCGATGGCGGGAATTCAATCGGATCTTTCTTCGCTTTCTTGAGGTCGCCTCGAGCGGTGCCCTTGACGAGTTTCAAGTGCGATGGAAGGGGCTTGCGGCCTCTCATACGGACATAAATCCTAGATTGTCGTTGTATTCTTGTTGCCCGATTTTTCGGCAAAAGACTTGCATTTTCAGTGCCTTGGGCTAAATTCGGACCAGATGCAAACGCATCACCCCTTTACAGAGGGGAACCCCTGAGAACGGAGAAAACCATGCGAATTGATTGCTCAGAATATTTCCGCTCACACAGAATTGCCCCCCGCGGTCGCGGCTCCTGGGCCTTCTGCGATGCGAACTATTCCTGCCTGCAGGACTATCTAGCCCACACGATTTTCTCGCCCCGAATGACCTATTCCGAGGCGAAGAAATGGGCCATTGCCCATCCAAAACTTGAAGGCGCCAAGACCGTCGCGCTTCTCCCGTAACGCCAGATCACAAGGAAACAGAACAATGACCGTCTACACCAAAACCGCCCGCTTCGATTCCGCCCGAGCTCTGACCGAAGATGAAATGCGCAAGACCGCGCCTTCGATCTTCGCCACCTCTGCGCATGACTCGCGCTCGGATCGCTTCCAGCCAATCCCGACGATCGAGATCCTGCGCGCTCTCGGAAATGAAGGCTTTATGCCCGTCGGAGTGAAACAATCGACTTCGCGCATGCCGGATCGCACGGACTTCACGAAGCACCTGATCCGCCTGCGCCGCCTCGACGACAATCGCCAATACAAGGTCGGCGACAATATCTGCGAAATCCTGCTCAAGAACGCGAACGATGGATCGTCCGCCTATGAACTCCTCGCCGGACTTTTCCGCATACGCTGCCTAAACTCTTTGGTGGCGCAGACCGGAACGCTCGACTCCGTGAAGGTCCGCCATTCAGGCAATTCACTGGACGTCCAGGGCAAGGTGATCGAGGGAACGTATACCGTCCTTGACGCCGCGCAGAAACTCCTCGCCGCGCCGCAGGATTGGTCACAGATCAATCTGACAGACGAGGATCGGAACGCCTACGCCGAAGCCGTCCACCATCTGCGCTTTGCAGATGCCGAGGGCAAGGTCACGACGCCGATCGCACCTGCGCAGCTCTTGACGCCGCGCCGTATCGATGATCGCGCCCGCGATCTTTGGACGACATTCAACGTCGCGCAAGAAAACGTGATCCGGGGCGGATTGCACGCAACCGCCTTTGATCCCGAGACGCGCCGTCGCCGTCGCACCACCACGCGAGCCGTCAATGGCATCGACCAGGACGTCAAATTGAACAAGGCGCTCTGGATTCTCACCCAGGGCATGGCCCAACAGAAGGGCCACCAGCTCCTCGCCGCTTGATCTCAGAACGCCAGGCCTTCGGGCCTGGCCCCTTCACACCAAACAAGGACCGGAGACAATGACACTTTTCGCACTTCTACAGAACCGGAACAGCCTGGACGGCCTCACCGATCTTTACCAAGCATGGTGCGCCGAGCGGAACTATCCCGCGATTTCAGCCGACGAGCTCCGTTATGAACTGATTTGCCGGAACGATCAGGCCGACAAATCGCACATTGAATGGCTCGACGCCTTCATCGCACATTGGGACGTGGTGCTCGACCGCGAAATGGTGCTGCAATGACCGATCAACCTTCCTGGACATCGGCAACGCGCGACCAATACGAAGAGGCGCTTGGCTCCCTTCCGCCAATCGAGTGGAAGGCAAAAGGCTTTCTGATCGGCGAGCCCTATGACGACGGCAGATGCACGATCACCGGCAACATTAGAGTACGCTTCAAAGCGATGGCGACTTTCAATGGCCGCTTTTTTCCAGCAATCGGCCTTTGACCATTCCAGAATGGCGCGCCTTCGACGTCTCGACCATCGAAGCCCGCATCTGCGAGGAGACGGAACAATGAGCAATCTAAACAGACCAGACAATTACCAAGGGCGCGTTGACTATGCCGCTCGCGTTATATGCAGCGGCCGAGAAACGACTCGCGCATTTGACAATTGCTTCGAGAACTATGATGGCGCCGCAGTTGCCGCCGCATTGGTGAGGCGCGCGCAGAAGAACCAACGACTTCGGGACAATTTGCCGAAGTATCTACGAATAGAATTGGCGCTTGCCAATTTCGAGGAACACAAGGGCAAGAACCTCACCGAAGTCGCCCGCCAACTCAGAGAGGCCAGACAAGGCTAAAATGCGCAGGCCGCGGAGTTACAGCTCCGCGGCCAACTTCTCACAGGGGAACGGATAGCCCACCCCATAAAGCGAGGACACCCTACCATGAGCAATTCGATTGCACAAATCCCATTGACGCAGATCACGCGCAATCCAGATCAGCCGCGCGAGACCTTCCCAGATGACCACATCGAGCGCCTGGCCGCCTCGATCAAGCAGCGCGGCCTAATCCAGCCGATCACGGTTCGACCTAACGGACCCGACTCCTACATGATCGTGGCAGGCGAGTGCCGCTATCGAGCACACAAGCTCCTGGGGCTTGAAACCATCCGCGCCGAGATCGTCGATATTGACAGCCGCGAAATGCAGCTGCGCGCGATCGTCGAGAACCTGCAGCGCCGCGAAATGAACCCGATCGAAGAGGCGCGCGCTTTCAAGTCCCTAATCGATGCAGGCCTTTCGGTGCAGCAGATCGTCGATGAACTCGGCCTCAAGAGCACCGCGATCGTGCGCCAGCGCCTCGATCTCCTGGCCTTGACTCCAGACATCGCAAAGCTGGTCGCTACCGGGCAGATCAACGTGGCGATGGCCTGGGGCATCGCCCAGGTATCGCCAGACCGTCAAATGAGCCTGGTCCGTGCGATCTCGTCCGGCAAGCTTAAGACCGCCGAGCAGGTCCGCCACGCAGGCATCGCCATGCGAGAGGCAGAGAAGCAACAGGACGCCTTCGCTATGATCCCGCGCGCCTCGGAAAAGGACATCGCCACGATCAACCGACTAGAGGCGAAGATCGAGACGATCAGCGCAATGGTGCAGCTCGGCTTTAAGGACGGCGAGTGCATTGCAGCGCAGCGCGTATCGCCTGATCGAGTGAAATCGATGGCCGATAAACTCTCGCTGATCCGATCTCACATCCAGCACATGGAGCACGACCTGCGACGAGTTGCAGCGCAGGGCGATATTCTCCTAGAATTAGTCGCATGACCCGCCTGCCCCTCTTTGATCCGCCGGTGCCCAAGGTTCTGACAGTCCGTCAGCCCTGGGCATCGCTTATCGTTTCAGGACAGAAGGCGATCGAGAATCGAAGCTGGATCACGAATTACCGCGGCCCGCTCTACATTCACGCCGGATCCAGACTGCACGAGACGCCGATCGAGACGATCGAGGCGCAGCACGGTATCGAGATCGATAGAGACGCCCTGACCTTCGGCGCGATCATCGGCCGAGCGCAGCTCGTCGACATCGTCTCGAGATCGAGCGATCCGTACTTCATCGGCCCGTATGGTTGGATCCTGAGGGATCCCGAGCCGATCGAGCCGATCAAGATGGCCGGGACAATGGGCCTCTTCGATCTGCCCGCCGACATCATGCGGCGACTCGATCTCCGGTAAGAAGCGCCTTTGCCTCGGCGACGCTTTCCATTGCAGGCCCGCAGTATTCAAACGTGGCATTCGGCCGACCGCCGAAGTTGAACTGCGCAGACTTGCCGCTGTCGCCGTTGTTCTTGTTGAACTTCGAGAACACGCCAGGCGCCTTCTGCAGCGCCCAATTCGGCGAGCGATCCGCAGACCTCACAAATGACGGATGCGCAGGGTAGAGGCGCATCCGATTGCCGATCGCCTTATGAGCGGCGGCCAGGGTATCGAAGAGCACATAGGCCAGGCCTAGACCCTGGTAATCGGGCAGCGTGACGCCGCGCGACATGCCCTTGATGTTCATGGCCGTCGGATGCGGCCGGTGCAGGACGCCCGCAAATGAGGCTGGATAGCCGTCGACGAACAGCACATAGCAATTCGCCGCCGGGTGCAGCTCGGAAGTCAGATAGTGAAACGGCGCGAATAGTTTCCACGCCGAATAATCGACCCGCGCAATTTCGACATTGAGAGGGGGTCGTCCTCGAAGTGACCTCCATTGGAAATTCATGGTGGCCGGTTCCAGAATCCAATCTGGTTGCAGCCAGTCGACGACGTCATAGTGGCAGGTGACGGCGACGAACTTCTTCCCACGTTTCCGAATAAACTTCTGGACCGCGTGCGATCCGACTTGAGCAACTTGGCGATCGACGACCGAGGTGAACTCGTCGACCATCGTAATCTCGTCATCATCCAACAATCTACGCGCGAGATCGACGCGGAATTTCTCGCCAGTGGAGAGTACCGCAAAAGGCTTCATCCAGGACGGGATCGTGTTGAACCCGACCGCCGAGCAAATGTCGGCAATCTCCTGAATCGAAAACTTCTTGTCGAAGTCA